AAAGTACTGACGGAACTGGTTGGTGTAGGCGTCGTTGTACGTACACTTCAAGTCTTCAATGACGTAGTACCCACCCGGTCGGATGTGATCCCAGACCATCCCAAACATCTCAATGATCTGCTCGGAGATGTGGCTCGCGTCGTCGATGAACAGGTCGTACATCGCATCATCGGGCGGTGCGTTCTTACACAAGTCCAGTATGTGGATGTCCACATTCGGCAGGTCTTTACACAGGCTCGCGCACTCCTCGCGGATGTCGAAGCCCGTGATGTTCGATGCCGGTAGATAGTGCGCCCACATGTGGAGTGATGCGCCACACGCTACACCGGCTTCGGCTATCTCGAACACGCACTTGTGCCGGGGTTGTCCCTCGGTGCGGATCATCTCGGCTACGATGCGCTCGTATACGTCTGTATAGCAATGCTTTACGTTGCCCTTGTCGCTGCCGAATAGATCCGCCAGCCCCGTGAGTGTCATCTCCTTTAGGTTCACCTCGCCCGTGTCGGGGATGTACTCCTCGGGGGTTACGGTGTCCAAGTAGCGGCGCACTCCGCCTCGTGCCATCGGGTCGTTCATGGTTCTACCTCCCACTTGATGCCTTTTTGTTCGCGCTCTGTATTGGCGGCTTTTTTAGCCGCATCAACACACTCATTACAGGCGTGGCTTAATCCAATTTTGTTTTCTCTAGGGATATCTGGCAGAGCGGAATCAAAGACAAATGTCCAGCTATCCTTAAAAAACTCTTCGCCACAAAATTCACACGTTACTTCACGATTAATCCTGATCATTTGCTCTCTCCTCTCGCCCGAATGGCGGCGGCGCATCCCACAAGTGTCGGAATATGCGTCAATGTCGTTGATTCTTTCGGTAGCGGACCGTTCTCACACAACTTCGCGCATTGCTCCCGCTCATGTGCTACGGCTTCGCGCACTCGTACACAGAAAGGGTTCTGGCATTCCGCGTGGCAGGAATGAATGGCGTTCAGATCCATGCGCTCCCGCTCGGCTGCGGCAACGAGGGCAGCGAAGCGTTCAAGATTATCAAGAAAAAAAGTAAACTCTGTTTTTGGGTTTTCACCAAGAGGCTTCCACCCAGCCTCTCGCGCCAGTCGGATGATGTCGTCGCGGGTCATAGCTTCGCTCCGTAATACTTTCCCACCAACTTGAATGCGTCGATGTGCCGTTTCAGTTCTGCCAGATCCGCTGCCTTGTCGGTATCGAATATCGCCATCCACTTCCCTGACTTGCGGAGTTTGTAGTCTTGCTGGAGTTGCTTCATGGTGCGCTGCAATTCCGCTGCCGTGATCTCTTCGAGCAGGTCGGAGCTGACTTCGATTTTCATTACCACAATCTCCCGATGGCGAAGCCAAGCATCAAGCCAAAAACGAACACCATGATCTCAATAAAGATCATCTCGCCTCGCTCTCTGGCCTTCTCAATTTCCATGGCGTCAAGCTGTGCCAGTAGTTTGGCAATCTCTTCCATCTGCGCGTCTTTTGAAGTGCGCGGCTTTCTAGTTTCAATCTTCACCAGTAGTTCCCCCCGCTGCGTCGGCGTGAGCAAGCCCAGTTCGGCTCCGGGACACTCGCCCATTCTCGGTATGCTTCTGCCTTGCGTCGCTTAATCCAATCTAGGATCGTGATCCAGATATTCATCGTTCGTTGTCCTCGCTAGTTCGTTTTCTAGTAAGCGTATTTCTCTTTGCTTGTCCTTGATCTGTCCCCACAGCCAGTCTACTTTTCGGACCCGGCTTTCGACCGAGCCAACCCGTGGGTCTTGCTGTTCGTCTTCCAGTTTCGACGGCATCACATAACTCCTTGATTAATTTCTGCGCGTGAAAGAGTCTCTTACGCTCTTGCTGCGCGGCATTCCACTTCGCGACCTCTTCGGCTTTTGCCTTAGCGTGCTTTCGTCCACGCAAGAAGTGACACTTGCCATAGTGCTCCGTGTGACAGAGCGGACAGAATCTGACGGGCTTTGGAGTCAGCCCGTACAGCGACCAGAAGTCACTCGTCTTCAAGCAGCTCTTCCTCTTTGAACTCCAACTCGTAGTAGTCCTCACCAAGACAGTACGGGCAGACATCCCAATCGCCGTAGGCGTTGCTATAAACCTCGGTGCACTCAAACTCGGTATCGCACTTGCGGCAGTAGTAGTACATGTCCATGTTCGTGTTCCTGTGTGTTTGGGTATCGTTTGGGTTCAAGCTGGTTGCGTAGAGATTAGACCCCTCGCGTGATTAGCGCAAGGGGGTTGTTTTAGTGGGCTGATCGGCGGTCCAGTTCTTCCTGCGCCCAGTCCAGATCCCACTGGTACATGCGGTTCTCTTCCTCAAAGCGCATGTCCCGAGCGTAAGAGATGGCGTCCTCGACCATCTCCACGACGTTGGGCTTGAATCCGCCCACGTTCCAGATCGTGACCTGCTCGGGGGGCGTGTCTTTGCGCCAGTCGTAGATCGTGGCTACGTGCACATCGTCGTTCTCGTCGAGGAACTCAATGACCCACTCGGCTTGGGTCTTCTCGCCGTCGCCGGGGAGGGGGCGGCCGAATGCGTTCACCAGTTCAGAGTAGGTGGCCAGCACGAGGCCCTGAAAGAAGGTGCCGTTAGCACCGCTCATCGTCACTTCGTATCGCATTGCAAATCTCCTAATTAGTTTGCAGTTCGTGATATCGACAGGTGGATAATACTCAAGCCGCTTGCGCTGTGCAAGGGGTCATTGAACGACAAATTGCAGTATCGAAATGGGTAGCATTACTGCTGTCTTCCCGTGCGGTGTTCTCGGGTAGATCAGCATGTGCCCGCTGAACTCGGTGCTAAAGAGCAGTAGCTGGGCGTTCGAGACCCCCTTCTCGACCCCCTCGAAGTCGTCCAGCAGGATCACGGCATTCTTGTTGAGCTTCGCCATGAGCGCGACATCGTCGCCCCTCAAGCGCCCGTCTATGTAGAACAGGTCCGGCTTGACCTTCTGCGTGATCAGCTCTTCAAACATCTCGGTAGATGTCTTGCGCGGGTACTGGCGGATCTTCGCCCGACCGAGAGCGGGCAGTTCGATATCGTTGCTGGCGTCGCAGGTGTGGATGACCGTGTTCACCTCGGCTGCGTATGACATCGCGATCGTGGATCTCCCGATAAAGGTGCCCACCTCGGCGATGCCTTTCGGGTTGAAGTAGCTCACCAAATCAAAAAGACAAAACGCATCTTCCAAATTAATGGAGCCGGTCTTGTAATCCGCGCTCTCCACCAAATCGCTCAAGGTGTCCATATCGGTGGCTAGTTCGGGCGGGCGTGTTCGGTTGTTGCGCACTATCTGCCAGAACATTTCCGAAAACATCATGCGGTTAATTCTCAACGGGTTCATTTGGGTTCCTCCAGTATTTGTCCCACGTACTTTGGGATGTCTTGAACGTAAAAGTAGGATCGGCTCTTAGGGTGCGGGTTGGCCGGGTCGTATGTCGCCCAATAGACGACATCCCGAGCCGTTGCCGTGACCTGACAGAGCAGTGGCATGTGCTTGGCGTCCAGCCAGTGCCGGTGCTCGAAGACGGTTCCGCGTTTCATCTGGTGCCCTCCAGCGCCCTCTGGATGGCGTCTTCCACGTACCGGGCGGCTCGGTGCAGATCCGGGCGTGAAAACGGCCTGTAGAGCACCTCCGTAGCTTTACCGGTGCGCAGTAGCTCCAGCGCGTCCAGCCGGTTTATCGGAAAGTAGCGCATCTGGGTGACCGAGACGCGATACCAGCGCCCATTCGCAGGTGACATGGCCAGTTGCAGGCGCTTCATTTCGCACCTCCGGTCGCTTTCGCGATCACTTCCAGAATCTGGCGCTCCACTCGGAGTGCGTCCGACCCCTCGGCATCGGAGTCGTTCAAGAGCGCGATCACCTCGTGCAGGGCGGCGAGCATCTCGGGTGCTGCTGCGATGACATTGGCGTCGGCGTTGATGTGCTCGCGATCGCCATCGACATCGGGAATCATCGCGACCAGTTCGCGGTGGCTCGTGACGCCATCGGTGGCGGACCAGATGTGGCGGGCGATGCCTTGGTCGCCCAAGGCGTGGGTGGCTTTCCATGGGCCGGTGGTGTGCTGGGTGTTCATCGTGCGACCTCCCGAGCGACAGCCTGCGAGGCTGCGAGCCATTTAACCTTGGCAAGCTTGACCGCCAGCGCGACAGCGGTCGCGTTCGGTCGGATGCGAAACTCGTCAATTGCGTGCTCTTGAGCGGCTCGCATGGCTGACAGCCATTCGCCGGTCATCTCGTAGCTGTTGAAGGCGGCACGCGCCATTTCATCGATTTGAGCGTCGTTTAAGTAGGCGCTGCGAAGTTGTGTTTTCATCGTTTGCCTCGTTTGGGTTTGAGTTTGGACAGGGAGATACTAGCACAAGCCGGTTGTGCGTCAAGCGCCCGTCTGAAACATTTTGCTCAGGCGGTCTAGATCGCTTGCAGGCAGGGTGCTCGGGTTGTCTTTGTCCAAATGGATAAGCTGGCGCTCCAGATCCCGTAGTTCGGCTTTCAGTTTGCCGATGCGGTGCTTCAGGTGCGATCGGACATCGACCGGCTTGCCGGTGATCCAGTACCGCACAGCGCCATCGGCGTCTTCCATCTTGGTGAGCTTCCCGAGCGCGACCAGTCGCTCGACCGAGGATCGGACTGCCTGTATGTAAGCGCCCGCTCCAAATAGCATCGATGCCTGCTGCTGGATCTCCAATAGCGTTGCCGGGTCGGGCAGGGACTGCATGGTTTCCATGTAAACGGGTCTGCGTGCCATAGGGCCTCCGATTAGGGTGCGAATCGGTCGAATTGTGGCCCTTTTCTAATTAGTTGGCAATTAATAAAAATACTTCTAATAATTTAAAATCGCTGTTTTTTGGAAAATTTCCTTATGGGACAATGGCTTGGGAATTGATTTTCAATTCATGTTCATACAAGGGGGGGGCACAGGGAGACAGGAAGGCGGATAGACAAGAAGAGATAGAGTAAGAAATATAATAATAAATAATAATATATATACATATCCTACCCTTTATGGATCAACAACTTACGAGTGGGTGGTTGTTTGCGCGCAACAGAATTGGTTCTTTTAGTTCAAATGAACTTGAAAGTGGCTTGGCGGCAGGGCAGTTTGGTTGTAGATTCCCAACATGCAACGGACCAATGAAGAGGGAGCCGTGACTGTGGAAGTTGACACGGAAAAGCCGGTGAAAAAGCGCGGGCGGGGTCGTCCGCCTGTGGCTCCGGAAGAGTCGAAGGAACTCCAAACTGTACAAGCGCTAAAAGATGCCAGAAAACGCTGGGCGCATCCTGATCCGATTCTGTCGAAGTCAGTTGCCACTATGGCCCTCGCTGGCTTTCCGCGTGAGCAGATCTGCGCGGCGCTGAAAATCAGCCCGGAAACACTGGGCCAGCACTATCACGACGAAATGACGCATGGCCGGACTAACATCATGGCCGAGGTCGTGGGAAGTCTCGCCCAGCGTGCGATCGCGGGCAGCGATACGGCAGCGATCTGGCTCACGAAGACGCGCCTAGGCTGGTCGGACCGACAGCAGGTCGATGTGAATGCCAGCGTAGAAGTCGTGCACCATCGGGGCGAACTCATGTCCGAATTAACCGGGCTAATCCAAAAAGGGATCACGATAGACGCGGAGCCGATTCCGGAAAATCCGGGCAAAACGGATTCTGACCCCTGATCACAGGGATAGGCTCGGGCGCTTCTGGGCGCAAAACGGCACCGGCCCTCGAAAACGAGGGATAAGGTCATGCGGGCGGATTGCGCCCGCGACCGCTGGACCGGCCCGGAAAATGGCCAGCCGGACCCGTTGCGGGCACGCGGCCCGCGCAAAAATCAGCCGGTCAGCCGGTCAGCCTACGGGCGCGTCAAGCTCGCGCACGCCACCAGCCCGCGAAACTTTCCGGATAGGTCCGCCACATGGCAGTGCCCCATGGTGTTTGGTGGCGGGCACCCATGCGGGCGGATAACGCGGACCGGCTCGCCGGGCACTAGCGTGGTTTTTGGGTCGATTAAATCGATGACAACGGGCCGGTATACGTACCGGGCACCCATGCGGACGCGGGCGGGCATGTGATGTGCTCCAAAGTATCGGCGCGAAATTGCACCCCATAAAGCGCCCCATGGGCGGGCGCTTTATAAGCTGCAAACTCAGGCAGCGCGTGCTACCGCGTCAGCTTTCCGTTTGCCGGTACCGTGCGCGTGAAAGCCAACGATAACGTCGCGGCGCTCGCCAGCTTGCCGTTGGCATAAGCCACAGCGGGCGCAATTGATATCTGAGTACTCAGCCGGGCACGCGACGACCGTGCGGCCCGCTGGCGTTTTCAATGTGCGCGGCGCGTCAGCCGGTAACACGACGACAACGGGCGCGATCGCAAGCTCTGCGAGCTGATCAGCTTCCGCGACCGTGTTCGCGCTCAGATTCACGGTCAGCCCGTTTTGATTCGCGGCGCGGATAGCTTCCGCATTACCGGGCGCGAGCGGGTCGTGGTGCGTGTACGTGAAACCTTTCCGGCCGCGATTAGCTTCCACAAGCTCCGCCAGCTTTTCGGTATCGATGTGCACGCGGTCAGCGGTCGGCAAGTCGCCGCTCACGTTATGACGCCACAATTGACCACGCGGAAGCTTGCGCACGTTTTCGCACAATGTGGACCACGAGCCGCCGCGCTCGCCGTTGGTCACCTTTTTCCAGTGGATAGCTTGCGGACCGTAGTCGGCATAACATCCGCCCGCATTCGCCCGGTTTAGCGGACACGATATCGGGCAGAATTTTTCTGTACTAGTAGTCGCTGGAATCGGTCCGATTTTTTGATTGGATGATACGACCGTGAAATGTACCGAGTAGCTGACCGTGTTTTGAGTTTGCATCTTTTGGGTTTCCTAGTTTGGTGCGCACTATTGCGCCCGAAAATTATCGCCCGCCCTGGTGCTATGCGCAAGCGCTTTGCGCTAAATACATGCGCGGGCATTCCGCGCAATTGCTAGCACCATGCGCGACCGGTCCGCCCGCATGTGGCGGGCACATGCCCGCACATAACCGGGCGCGACTAGTACCGGGCGGGCGCGATTCACGGCCCGGAATGCGGCAAGGTGTCCGGGTCCCGTCAAGCCAGCCAGAATCAGGCGAACGGGCAGGCGGGCGGGCGGGCGGGCACGCGAAACGACCCAGTGGGTGGTGGGTCCCATCTGCGGTATTTCACTTCCTAATTACACTTAAACTTTTACTTGCCCTACCCCCTTGCGCACGTTTACTCTAGGGTCCCATGCTGTATACCGGAGCCGCACCCCTACCCCGCCATACTTACTGCTACGTGCAGCCCAACACATTCGGCAACGAAGACTGGGTACGGGTAGCGTGGTTTGGGTTGGTATCCCATCCGGGCAGAACGTGGGGATGTCATGTGATGTTGGAGTGTGGGGCGGTGTACCGAAACGTCCCGCTGCACAAGCTTGCGCACAAAATCACAGGGACCCCTTGGGACCCCGCCGACGCACAGACTTGGGATTGCTACGGGAACCAGTTCAGCGTGTTGGAGTATCCGTTTCTCGAAGGGACCCGAATGCGTACCCGGCTACGGTCCAAGCAAGAGCACACCGGTAACTACCTCTTTACCGCGATCCCGATGATGGACGGATTCAGTCTGGAGCCGGAGCAGAGCAAAGAGTTTTACTTCATCAAACTGGACAACGGGCGTTATACAGCGCAACCTACGAACCACGTTTTGGTGCTGGATAAATCGTTCATCACCGAAGCCAACTGGCCGAAGTTGAAGCGTCAAACTGAGATTTGGAGTGTTGACAATGGCAACGAAGTCTAAAGTAAACGCAGCGGGTAACTACACGAAGCCCGAGATGCGCAAGAAGTTATTCAACGAGATCAAAGCATCCGCCACCCAAGGCACCGCAGCAGGTCAATGGTCAGCGCGCAAAGCACAGCTACTGGCTAAGCGCTACAAAGAAAAGGGCGGTGGGTACAAGTCATGAAAGCCCCACAGAAGTCACTGAAGGATTGGACTGCGCAAGAATGGCGCACCAAGTCAGGCAAGCCGTCATCGCAAACTGGTGAGCGGTATCTACCTAAGGCAGCGATCAACGCGCTTTCTCCACAGGAATATGCAGCCACCACTCGTGCTAAGCGTGAGGGCAAGGCGCAGGGTAAGCAGTTTGTAGCGCAGCCGAAGAAGATTGCGAAGAAGACCTCGCGTTATCGATGAACCAGCCCGTCCAAGGGTCCCCTGCCGGGACCCCGCCGGGACCCACTCCGGCAACGAAAAAGCTTTCTCCGCTGGAGCAGAAGCTCGCTCAGCTTCCGACCGAGGATCTGGAGGCGCTCACTTTTCATGCCCGATGGAGCAGTAAGAGGCACAAGCACCAGATCCCGCCGAAGGGCGACTGGACTGTCTGGCTCTTGCTAGCCGGTCGTGGTGCGGGCAAGACCCGCACGGCAGCGGAGTGGACTTGGTGGAATGCGTATCAGGCGAAAGAGACGCGCTGGTTGGTAAGCGCACCGACTTCAGCGGACATTCGAGATACGTGTTTTGAGGGTGATTCGGGTCTAATCTCGGTCATGCCCCCTGCGATCGTGAAGGAATACAACCGATCGCTATCAGAAATCATTCTCGTTAACGGTTCTCTGATCAAAGGCATCAGCGCAGAGACTCCCGACCGGCTACGCGGTGGACAATGGCACGGCGCGTGGTGTGATGAGCTAGCCGCATGGCAGTACGACCAAGAAGCGTGGGACATGATTATGTTCGCGCTACGTCTAGGGTCCCATCCGCGAATCGTAGCCACGACGACTCCGAAGCCAAAAGCCCTCATTAGAGACTTAGTTGAGCGTGACGGAGCCGATGTACACGTTACGAGAGCCTCCACTTACGAGAACATTGCGAATCTGGCTCCGACTTTCCAGCAACAGCTCTTGAAGTTCGAGGGCACGACGCTTGGAAGGCAGGAAATTCACGCAGAAGTCTTAAATCCCGAAGAGCAGGGCATCATCAAGCGCAACTGGGTGCAGCTCTGGCCAGCGAAAAAGCCCTTACCCATACTGGAACACATCGTGATGAGCCTAGATACGGCCTTCACGGAGCAAACCAGAGACAAGAAAACGTCAGATTCCGACCCAAGTGCGTGTGTGGTACTTGGACTTTTCTACGAAAACGAGAAACCGAACATCATTTTGCTGGATTGTTGGGAAGATCGGCTGGGAATGCCCGATTTGATCCAGCGAGTGAAGCGGGAGATGGAGGTTTTCTACGGCGACGATGAGCAAAAGCCGATGATCAAGCCGAAATTCGGTCCCGGTCGCATGTTAAACACCGGAAGAAAGCCCGATACCATCGTAATTGAAGACAAAGGCAGCGGAATTAGCCTCAGACAGATGCTGGCACGCGAGGGAATCGTCGCTCACGCCTACAATCCGGGAAAAGCGAGCAAATTGACGCGATTGCACATGGTTTCGCACCTATTTGCGAGCGGAATGGTGTGGTTTGTGGAGTCGGATAAGCGAAAAGGCCAGATTCGCTCGTGGGCAGAGCCGCTTTTGTATCAACTGTGCTCGTTTTCGGGTGAGGGAACCATCAAGCATGACGATTTGATGGACGCTTGCACCCAAGGTTTACGTTTCCTTGCCGATAAAGATATGATAAGCGTGAGTAAGCCTAAGCCGTTGCAGCCTAGGATGATTGTGAACGAGCGCCCAAGAGGTAATCCGTATGGCGTCTGAGCCGAACGATCTGGACGAAGCCCAAGAAGACCTTGGTGAGATGTTTGAACTCCCCGAGGAGGTTTCGGACGTTGAAGACACCGAGGATGGTGGGGCGATTGTTCGCTTTGGCGAGGATGAGGAAGAGCCTGTAGGTGAGCGCGAGTTCTATGCGAACTTAGCCGAGAAGCTCCCTGAAGGCGTCATGGATGATGTGGCTCAAGAGTTCTTGGGTCTGATTGCGAAGGACAAAGAGGCGCGTAAGAAGCGCGATGAGCAGTACGAAGAGGGAATCCGACGCACAGGACTTGGTGACGATGCACCGGGCGGCGCTCAGTTTCAGGGCGCAAGTCGGGTCGTGCATCCCATGCTCACTGAAGTCTGCGTGGACTTCTCTGCCCGAGCTATTAAGGAGCTTTTCCCGCCCGAGGGACCCGCCAAGGACCACATCGTAGGCGACGAAACTGCCGATAAGGTAGCCAAAGCCCAGCGCAAGACGCGCTATCTGAACTGGCAGATGACCCAGCAGATGCCGGAGTTCCGAGCCGAGCTAGAGCAGTTGCTTACTCAGGTTCCGCTTGGTGGCGCTCAGTACTTAAAGCTCTCTTACGATCCGAACAAGAAACGACCGGTGCCCCTCTTTATTGGCATCGACGATGTGTACCTGCCCTATGCGGCAACGAACTTCTACAGCGCCGAGCGCAAGACGCACGTTCAGTACGTGACGGAGATTGAGTATCTCCAGCGTGTGAAGTCGGAGATGTACCGGGATGTGGATCTCGCTCCGACGACGATGGAGCCGGATGTTTCGAAGGCTGAGAAAGCCAACAACAAGATCGAAGGCCGTGATGGCAGCGCGTATGACGTTGATGGTTTGCGCACGATCTTTGAGATTTACGCCATTGCCGACATTGAAGAGGAATATGGACTTGCGCCGTATATCTTCTCCATTGACAAAGTGACGGGTAAGGTCCTCGCGGTTTATCGAAACTGGGAAGAGGGCGACGAGACGCTGCAAGAGATGCAGTGGATTATTGAGTTCCCGTTTGTGCCGTGGCGTGGTGCGTATCCGATTGGCATCCCGCAGATGATTGGCGGTATCTCAGCAGCGGCGACGGGTGCATTACGCGCTCTGCTCGACTCTGCACATATTGCGAACTTCCCCGGCATGTTGAAGCTCAAGGGCGGTCGCGAAGGCGGACAGTCCGAGCGTATTGATCCGACTGAGGTTAAAGAGATTGAGGGTGGTGCGTTTAGCGATGACATTCGCAAGATCGCGATGCCGTTGCCGTTCAATCAGCCATCCCCTGTCCTCTATCAGCTCTTAGGATTCTTGGTTGATGCGGGTAAGGGCGTTGTTCGCACGACGCTGGAAGACATTGCCGACAATCAGGGCAATATGCCGGTTGGCACGCAGTTGGCGCGTATTGAGCAGGGCATGGTGGTGTTTAACGCCATTCACGCTCGCTTGCATGATGCGATGGGTCGCACGCTTAAAGTGTTGCACCGCATCAACGCGATGTATCTGGAGAACGACGAGGTTAAGGACGAAACCGGGCAATTGCTCGTTAAGCGTTCTGACTTTGAAGGCCCGATGGATGTGGTGCCGGTTTCGGACCCGAACATCTTCTCTGAGGCCCAGCGTTTTGCTCAGGTTCAGGCGCTTTCCCAACGTGCGATGGCGCTCCCTCAGGTCTACAACATTCGTAAAGTCGAAGAGCGCATTCTCCAACAGTTACGGGTCCCAAACGCCAAGGAACTGCTGATCCCGGCTCCCGAGCCGAAGGAGATGAATGCGATCAACGAGAACGTCGCAGCGACGTTGGGTCGTCCGGTGTCGGCATTTCCGCAGCAGGATCACCTCGCGCATTTGCAGGCGCACTTGGATTATCTGACTAGTCCCATTTTGGGATCTTCGATGTTGATGGCTCCGACCTTTGTGCCAAGCATCTTGAATCACATCAAGGAGCATATTGCGTTGTGGTATGCGACCCATGTGTTTGAGGTTGCTTCCAAGGCAGCGGGTCAAGACATCAGCGAGTTCCAGAAGATCAAGGACGTTGAGGTCAAGAAGAGCTTTGATCAGCTTCTGGCTGCGGCTTCTCAGAAAGTGGTACCGGATGCGACTCAGGCGTTTGGTGCGATTCCGCAGATCGTGCAGCAAGCCATGGGTATGTTGCAGCAAATGTCTGGTATGAACGCGCCGCAAGACCCGCGTAT